ATCCCCAGTATAACTATGCTGCCCGAGGTCAAGAGATCCGATATCGATCTCCCCAGGCCAAAAAGAGAGCGCCGCTTGATCGTCAAGCTCGGCGCGTGATCTCGACGCTCTTATATTTCGTGCTGCTTTGGGCGATCTTGCTCGTCGGCGGATTCGTGATCGTTACGCGCTCGTATTCGAGCGGAGAGCCTCGCAGCGAGCCCACCTCGACGATGATATCGATCGCCGCGCTCCCGTTGCTCTCGAGCCCGACTGAGAGCCCGAGCCCATATCCCAGCGAGACGGCCGAGCCCAGCCCGACGAGCTCGCCGGTCCCGACTGAGAGCCCGACCCAGGTCGCTTGTATTCCCCAGGTCGTCGAGGTCGAGGTCATTCGAGAGATTACCGTAATCCCTCAATCGACCGAGACCCAGGTCCCGACCTTGACGGCGACGGTCTCTCCGCTCGCGCTCAAGCTCGCTCATGATACCGAGATGATCATCCGATCCGAATCTCATAAAATGGGATTGATCGAGTTTTTTGTCTCTCCGGCTTTTATCGTCTCCGCCCTCGCTTTTTTTGCGATCATTGTAACGTATGCAGCGATCCGGATCGCCGAGACCCGGAAAGCGACCATCGACGAGACGATCGAGGATGTCGGCGAGATCTCCGACCGTATCCAGACCGGCGAGATCGCGACCAATTACCCGACGACGACCGAGGTCGATCAGATCCGGCGATTACTCGAGATCATCCCGGAGCTCGCCGAGCATCCGACGACCATCTCGAAAATTTGGTACGATCAGCGCGGCGGTACGGGATTCTATAAAGTAAAGAGAGCGATCAAAGTAATATCTACCCAGTCGTTACCCTCTCCCCCACCGACCGAGGATATAGACTATTGATTGCGCTTTTAGCGTGTAGTAGTAGTGGAGTAGCGAAAATGTCTTTTGTGAAATGGATAATTGACAGTTTGGTAAGTGAGGACGTGATCGATCTTTATTTTGTGATCTCGGAGCTCAAAGATATCCCGATCAGCGATCAAGAGCGCGTCGAGAGCAACGCGCTCGATTCGGAATGTTTAAATAAAATCGGGCGATCATCCAAAGATAAGCGCCCGATTGGAAAGAGAGTCGAGTGATTACGCTCCCGGTCCGATCATGGCGATCGAAAACTCGGGAGAAAAGTTAGAGGTAGATAGCATATTTAATGCCCCTGTACTATTTTGATATACAGCCATCGTCACATATTGAGACGCCGTAAGATAATACATAGTAGTAACCGACAAGCGAGTCGCCGATCCGCTCGTGGCATTAGATTGATTTACGGCGATCGTTGTAGATCCGTCAATAACAATCGAGACAAAGCGTCGCCCGGTTGCGTTGCTCGAAAACTCACCATGAGCGCAAATAATATATAAACCGTTTCTCGGGATTGTTAACCTTGACGTATTTGAAACCGTCGAATGTAATCCGTCCGAGTCGTATCTCTCCTGATTAAAAGTTAAAGAAGTTACTGCGGAATCTGGTATGGATATATTAGCGTCATTATAGACTCTCGCCCTCGGAAACATCGACCCAAGGGCGATCTTTTGGGTCTCAGCCGATCCCGCCGGATCGTCGACGATCGGCAAGAGATCAGCGAGGACCGGAGTCGTATTCTCGTTTAGTTGCGTAATCTTTGAATCTGCCATAATCTAACCTCTCATGATATGTTGATATCGACCAAAAAACAAAAGAATGACAAGCTCGCCGAGGTCGTATCGTTCGCGCTTGCTCCATTTCTGTAAAAAACCATCGTCAAAAGATCGCTTGTCGAGAGCGCGAGCGCTGCTCTTGTATTGACCGTCTCGAGCTTAAGAGCGGTTACTCCGGTCGCGACGAGACTATCGAGAGATGAGTTTTCATCATAAGATTCGGTCCCTCCGATATCGCCATAGTATAAATCTAATTTTGAGTATAGATTACCGGTCCCGACCGAGTAGACAATCGCCGAGACGTCGATCGTAAGCGTCCCGACGGTCGGTAACATAAAATTGCCATATACATAACAGTTTTTATTATCCGGCAAAATAAATTGTCCGGTATCGCCCGCGTTTAAAGAGATCGCGACGGTATCCGAATTATTATATGCCGAATACGCCGGGACTCTTAATCGAGCAAAAGAGCGACTATTGAGCTCGGTAAAGTTATCGCGGATATACGTATTATGTTGTGCGGCGGTCCATAGCTCGCCGGTCGTGACCGTTGGTACTGCTGAATATGCCATAATTAAACTCCTCTAAAATGCGAATCTCGACGAGACTCCAAGCGAGGTCGTAAACTCCCAGTATTGAGTCATATCGACCGGCTCAAGAGACCAGGAAACCGCAAAATGCTGCCCATTCTCGGAGAGCCATCTCTCGTCAATTTTCGAGACGTAAAAGTCGGTATCGATCTCGAGCGTATCCAGATCGGCTCTTACACGGGTCCCCAGGTCGGTCGGTAGCGTTAATGTATCCTGGTCGTCGAGTGTGACCGTCGGGAATATGAGCGGATTCTCGAGCCATGATAAGAGCCATAAAGCGAAGTCGCGGGCGACGTTCGTCGATTGTATCCATAAGAGATCGAGATCGAGCGAGCTTTTTGTAATGCGCGTCGAGGCGGTCGCCTCGTACTCCGTGACCGTTGGAGAGTCGAGCGCGTCGCCTCGCAATTTTAAGAGTGTCATATAAGCGTCGGTCGCTCCCGAGTTTGTGATCGTGATCTTTGCGGTCCGACCCAGTTTGTCGACCGTGATCGAGATATTTGCGGTCAAGTTGGATCCGCCGCCGCTCGATAGAGAGTTTGCGGTATAGTCAGTCGTCGCGACTGGATTCGTTATGGCGGTCGCGACGATCGGTCGATTTTCATAAACGAGCGACGCCCAGATCTCGAGCGACTCTCCGGCTTTTACGAGCGGGATATCAACCAATCGCCAAAGCTCAATCGCGGTACGCTCGAGGACCGGATGAGCTTTGACGACGACTTTGTTTTTGATCGATCGCCATTCGTACGGCGTCTCGATATCTTTACCGAGATCCGCCTCGGTGATCGTAATATCCTCAGTCGTATTATAAAGCTCATGGCGAGCGTAAAATGTAAACTTGCCATCATTCGAGAAAAAAACTTGTCCGAGATTACTCTCGACCAATCGCCATAATTCGTCGTCGGCGGTTTTTGACTCGCTCCAAAAATAATCAATATCGTCTCCGGCTCCGTTGATATCCCGATCAGCGTCCGACCATCCGATCTCGTCGAGGATCGCGCCGATCGCCGTCGCCGTATCGGTCGCCGAGATTACATCGATCCGTAATCCGCTCTCGTTTCTCATCCGTCGCCAATCGTCTAGTATCGTAATTCTGACGGTCCGATTAACGTTACGAGTCGCCGGTTGGATATCATCGATCCGACCGGTAAAACGAGCGTGATAATCGCCGTCGGAGAGATACAAAAAGTCGCCACTCTCTTGTAAAAGCGCGTCGCCGCTCTCGAGCAATAACAGATCGGTCCCGCCCTCCTCGACGCCGATCTCGATCTTGCGATCGGGAGACAAGAGACCGTAAAGCGGCGAGCTCGAGTAATACGGATCAAAGCGCCGGTCGTCGTTATATAGCTCGATAACCGCTCGCCCGATCCTTTGAGCCTCAAAACCTAAACCGTCGTTTTTGAGCATCCTCTCGCGCCCGCGTTGGGCGGAGTATGAAAACGTTAACCCATGCTCCCCGGTCTCGGCGATCTCGTCGCCGTCCCAGTCGATAAAGATTCTCCAATGCTTAGCCATTACGCCGAGCGTCCTCGAGATACGGCAGAATATGATTGGCAAAATCAGCGATCCCGCCGATACCAAAAAACTGAGCGCCTCGAGCGTCGATCGTCAATCCAGATCCCGAGCGAGACCCCGGCGATCCTTGAGGCGTGATCGAGACGCGCTCTCCGGCGGTCGCCATAAACGAGACCGGGACCGCGTCGATCCCAGCCGGACCGGCGACCGTAAACTCGCCGCCCAGTTGATATCGTTTATCGGTCCCGGGCGGCATCCCGACTTTCGGTATCGTGCCCTCTTGACGGAATTTAAAGACGGTCTCATGAGAGGTCGGGACCGCCCGGATCGCGTCGCCGAGTTGTTTTACCTGCGAATAAAACTGTAAAGCGGAGATCTTACCGCTCGCGTAATCGCTCTCGAGCTTTGCGAGGGCGGTCGCCGCGTCGGTCTCCGCTTTGGTGTATCCGCCGAGCGTAATCATGATATTACGGGTCATTTGCTCGTAATCCTCGGCCGAGATCGACCCGTTTCCGTACGCGACCGTTAACGCCTCGATCGCTTTTTGAGCGACGGTCGCCTCGGTTACTTTCCCCAGGCTAAAAACAAGATCGTTAGTCGCGTCTTTTGCCTCGATCGTCGCGCCTCGAGCGAGATCGAGCGCCGCTTTATAATCGCCGACGACGACTCCGGCGGTCCCGGCTCCGACCTCGAGCTCTTGTAATCCGCTCGTAAGGTCGGCGGTCCGATCCTCGACCTCTTTGGTCATTCGAGCGTTATCGTACTCTTTTTCGCTTAACTCCTCCCAGATTAAAATTAATAAGGGTTGCTCTTTTTTGAGCTCGTTTACGCGGTCGATATACTCATCATACGATTCGGTATTCTCGACGATCCCAGCGTTAACCTCTTTGATCGTGTCAAAGAGCCGGAAACCCTGATCGATCATCGGTACAAGACCATCGGCGACCATTTCCGCTAAACTGTCTTTAGCGTCTCCGGCGACCGCTTTTAACCGGTCGAGCGACGAGACCGCTTGAAACCCTGCCTCATCGAGCTTACCCATCGCCTCGGCTCCGATCTCCATCGTCGCTGTCAAAAATGCGGTTTGTCTGTCCATCCCGGCGACCGACTCGGTTAATTCGTTCATCCGGTCGCGTACCGCCGCGCCGGAGATTCCGAACGTATCGAGCCTCGGGATCGATTGATTAGCGAGCATGAGGCTAAAATTCTCAAAGCTCGTCGAGGCGTCCTCTCCCATTGCCGCGCCGAGCGTGATCGCCATCTCGGTTAATTTGGCGGCCTCGTCGGTCGTCGAGGCGAGACCCATCGCAAAAAGACGGCTCGCGTTTTGAGTGGCCTCAAATTTTGTGATCGCTCCCCCAGCCGCCATCGTTACCGCCCGGATCGCTCGATCGGCTTCCTCGCTTGACCCGGTATATCCGATCAGCGCTTTCTCGGCGTTATTGATTGCGATCCCTTGCTCGGTGAGATTGACGGTCGCTGCTAGGACTCCTTTGACGCCGTAAGCGGCGATCGCTCCCCCGGCGAGTTTCCAGGCATCGCCCAGTTGACCGCCGGAGTCGCTCGTCTTTTTGGTTTGCTGCTCAAGATCGCCGAGCTCTTTTTTGACGTCGGCGACGCCGGATCCCTCTTTTTTTGATCTGAGAATATATTCGAGTATGCTTTGAGCCATCGATTACATTACCTTGTTTTTTGCAAAAAACTCGCTCCGGGCGGCGTCGATCTTGCGATCATGCTCAGCGACCATCGTCGGGATCTCGGAGAGTAAGGCGTTAATCCAGTCGTCGTCGAGTTGATCGACCTCCCAGGGAGCGATAACCGCTCCGCCCGATCGGGTATTAATGATCCTGGCGAGACCGATCATAATCGTTTTTTGATCGGTTATCGTTTTCGAGAGGGCGGCGTCGATTAACGCCGCATCCCTTTTTTTTGACTTGCATTGATATAGTCGACGATCATCCCGATCGTAAGCGTCGTTATAAATTGCCATAAACCCGGGTCGTGATCCTCGCAATCTTTTTGTAATTGAGCGACCTCATCCGGCGACCAGTGAGTCGTCTCATTCTTATCCTGAGACCATAAGAGCGCCCAGATCTCGAGATATCGGTCGGCGTTTTCTTTCATCCGACGACCGATCTCTTTTAATGCGCTCTTATTTTCGGGATCCGCTTTGGAGAGCGCCTCGAGCAATTCTCTAGAGCTTTCCGTGATCTCGTTGTACTCATTTCTGATCGATCGAGGCGGATTGACCCAGACCCGGATGATCTCGATCTCGCCTGTATCGTAATACTCGTCGAGATCGAGGTCTCGGATTACTTTTCTAAACTTGATACGCTTTGACATTATTTTCTCTCCCTGACTCTGATCTTATACCGAAGCGACGTTGGCGGTCGTAAAGATCTCGATCCCCGCCTCGCCGGTCGCGTCATAAACCGCGCTCGTTACGATCGTATCGATATTATTACCTCGATCTTGACTTGCGAGCGGTACGACTTGAGAAAACTCGGCCGCCCAGTTGATTGTCAAGTTGTTGAGGTCTCCGGCTCCGATTTGCGGGCCGTTGATCTGTAAGCTCATATAACGACGGGTCCCGGCTTGCCAATCGTCAAAAAAGGCGTCCGATGCTGCCCCGCGCTCGAGCGTCAAAGTCGCCATTAGCGCGATATGAGCTTGACCATGCGTATTAAAATACGGGTTTGCCGATCCCATAAATTTTGGATGAGCGCCGCCGACGATATCGATCGTGAAACCGCGTAAGATATTCGTTACCTCGGTATTGCCGCGATTCGCCCAGGTCGCGTCGGAGTATAGCCGAGCGAGTTTACTGTTCATTTGGGTCATCGTCGGTAAATTTAACGACCCGGTAAAACTCGTCGCGGTGACTTGTCGACCAAAGAGCGACCCGGAGAGCTCGACCGGATTGATCCCCTCATCCTGTGTAATCGCTCCGGAGATCGAGAGCGTCTCGAGCATCCCGTATTCGATCTCGTACGCCTGCGTATCGTCGCCGATCTCGAGCGTAATCGAGTCGAGCGTGTTATCGGCTCCGAAAGTGAGATCCGGCGTAAAATCCCAAAGATAGTCAGCGGCTCCGCCGGTTTGCTCAACCGGAGAGACGCCGCCGATCGTGAGCATCGAAAACAAGATCGGGAGCGCCTCAAAATAAGCGCCCTCGCTCGAGACGAGATCATAACGAGCGAGTCGGCTATATTGCTCGGCGCGGCTCGATTGCATCCGTACGCCGAGATTCTCGACCGGAAAGTGTATCGTCCGATCGGGTTGTAGAGCTTGAGCGGTAAAAGCGAGGATCGTATCGGCGGCGACGGCGGTCCCGTTATTTGTCTCGAGCCCATATTGTAATTTGCTAAAAACCCTTTGTCCCATAATAAGACTCCTTTATGTTTTACGCAGCGACCGAGAGCCCGGTCATACCGCTGATATTTTCTTTTACTTTCCAGTTTACGACGATCCCGAGATATGGGTTATCGTTATCGCCGTAAGTTAATTGTACTGGTCCCTCCATTGAGGGAGATCCGGCGTCGGTCGAATCGATCATAAAATATAATACTGATCCCGAGAGCGTGATCGAGCCCATCGCCGCGACCGCGATCCGCTCAAAATAGGGTAATAACCTCGGGAGATTACTTTTACTGACATTCGGAAATAAGTAAAACTCGGAGCGCCCGACCCAGTGAGCGAGGATCGGACCGCCGACCGAGTATGTTAACGATACGTCGCTCGGATACGTAATAACCGCCGGAGCGCTGACGGTCTCCGGAAAGTCGTCGAGCTCGCTCATCTTGTGAGCTCGCAGCGTCCCGCCCTCATGCGTTACGATCGTCGCCCAGCGGTCGGAGATCTTGTCTATCCAATTTTGTAACATAATCAGTCTCCCGCCATCTCTTGAGCGATCCGGTCGAGCGCCTCTCGAAATAACATACCGATCCTCGTTTTGCTCGACTCGACCGCTTTTTTGAGCGGCTCTTTACCTTTGATCCCGCGCCGACCGATCGCCCGGGCTACCAGATAAGCGATCCCGTTAACATCTTTCGAGGGCGGCTTTATGACAAGCTCGACCCAGCGACGTAGCGCGCTCGGCGGCGGCATTTTACCGGGCCGTCGACCAAACTCGATAACGAGCGGATACGGATAAGGTCTTTGTATATTCGAGAAAACGCGCCCCTCGACGACGCCGCCGAGCGACTTTGTCTCAGTATCGATCGAGTTGCGCGCTTGACCTCTAAAAACCGGCATATTGACTCTCGTAAACCCTTGTATCCCTTTGAGCGAGCCCTCGATCGCGTCTTTGAGATGTTTATCAGCGATCTTGTCGTATTGCGCTAATAACGCCTCGGCTTCTTTAAACTCGTCGGATAAAACGATCTCGTACGATATCATAATAAATTGATCCGGTAATTTTGACGGGTCTCGGCGATCTGCATCGTCGGAAATTCATTAAGATAAAAAACCTCTCCGAGCTCGGCGTTTCCAATCTTTCCGGCGTAATGCGATTCGGCTTTTTTTAACATCAGACCGGCGATCTGTTTTGTCAACCAAGTGACGTCCATCGGAGCGACGTATCTCGAGATCGCCTTTGTCGTATGAGCGGCGGCGGTCGTGCCATTCGCGCCGCGCTCGACCGTATAGGTCCGATATACTGCGATCGCCGAGTCGTCGATATGGGCGGCCGCCCGGGTCCCGTTGTAAGCTCGGTCGACGTATAAATTATTTGTAGCGATATCGAGTATCCTCATTTGTTCAAGATCGATCTTGAGGATCTCGAGCTCGTTAAACTCAGCGCCATTATCGACCGTTATGATCGTATCGCTCGCCGCGATCGCGCCATTAACCTTTGAGGTCGCAGCGGTCGTCGCGCCGGTCGCCTTTACGGCGAGCTGCTCGCTCTCGATGAGTAAGATCATCCCGACTGAGATATTCGCGCCGTTTGCGACTTTCAAGTCGGTTTGTGAGTTGTTAAGCGTGATCGTCTCGCCGGTCGCTCTCGTCTCGGAATATTTACCGAATGATCCGACGATCGAGACGACGTCCCGCTCTAATTTCCAGGTCGAGAGATTGCTCGAGTCCGGATCGACGGCGAGGCGAGTATAAGGACCGTTTTCCCAGTGAGCGTTAAGCGGATATTTGACATAATCGCTCGATGAGAGAGTCGTCCCGTCGTGAGTGATCGTCGTAATCGAGAGTAAGTAATCTCGCAAAAAGAGCGATAGATCTCCGCTCCCGTCAAATGAGCGAGTATCGAGGACCGGCATAAAAAGACCATTTAATTGTTTTTTGCCCTCGAGGAATCTCGTCGCTTGATCGAGCGCATCGAGCGCGACCGACTCGCGCTTGAAACCCAGCGGAGAGACCGAGATCATATCGTCGATCGTGCAATAATAACGGGTCATTTACTTTTACGCCTCGGAGCGCTCTTAACCGCTTTGTCTTTAACGGGCTCATCGAGCGCCTTTGTCTCCGCTTTGGGCTCGACCGGTTTATCAAGTGAGAATGATCCCGGAGAGTCTCGGAGCAAAAACTCGGCTCGGTCCGGAGCGACCTCGAGCACATCTCCGGCTTTATAAATCTCGGTCGCGTTACGATAATCTGAGACTACGTATAAAATCATGATATTGACTCCTTTATTTCTATGCGCTCATATCGATATAAATCGACCTCATAAACCCCTCTCGTCTCGAGCCATCGAGCCCAGCGCTCGGCGTGATCGTAATGCTGAGGCGCTAAGTCTTGAGCCCCGAAATTATTGTGTATATAAAACTCTCCGCCGTCGGCAAGTAAAGCGAGCGCGGCGTCGAGCGTGTCCTCGAGCTCATCGGGCGGAATATGCTCGATTACGTCGACCATAACGATCAGGTCGAATCTTTGACGACCATAAAGCGAGGTATTGAAAAGTCGGGCCGAGCATAAGTCGATCTCGAGCTCGTCTTTGTATCGATGATATAAAAAGTCGTTTAAGACTCCTGGTAATTCAAAAGCGGAGACCGCATTACGACCTTTGAGCCGCTCGATCTCGCCGCCCAGCCCCGCGCCGATAATCAGGACTCGTTTGTCCTCGACTTGCTCGAGCGGTCCGACGATCTTATGATACGTCGGCGAGACGTTCCAAGCAATTAAATTATACAGATACCCATTATTCGAATCGCCGTAAAACGATCGGACCTCGTCGGCGCTCTCCGGTTTGAGCTCGATCCAGCGCTCGCGCGGATACTGCGAGCCGCGCGCCGCTTTGGCGATTACGTCGTCGTAAGTCTCGCCGGTAAAATCGGCGACGAGCTCGACAAGATCAAAATAACCCTGCCAATAATCGACGATTCCGGATATCTTGAGATATTCCTGGTAAGTCTCCCAGCCCGAGACAATCCTCGAGATATGACCGCATTTTACTTTTGTTGTCGACCCGATCCGGAAACCGAGCGCGCTCGCGTTTTGACAAAAAACGCCGTCCTCGGATTGCCACCCATGCCTCGGATAATACGCCCAGTTAAACTCATCGATCGAGACGTCGGGCTCATTCTCGAGCATCGCCTCGAATACCTCCCGTCGGATCAAACAATTATGAAACCCGACCATCGCGGTATCCTCGGTATGGTTATCTTTCCATACAAGCGACTGAACCGTATCGCCGAGCGTGGTCGTCTTAAACCAGATCGCCTCGGGCGGCCATCCTCGCCGGGTATAGAATCCCTGAAAGATATCATAATCCCAGCCGTCCTCGAGCGAGCGGAGATCCTCGATATATCCGGATCCGCCCGACCAATCCGAGTCGATCAGACAAAGCGTATCGAGATCGGATTTTAAGAATACTCGGACCGCATCGTTAACCGCTTGATGAGCGACCCGGTCTTTTACGACGAGAAAAGCGTCGGTATCTCGGATCGATAAAGCGGCGTCGACGAGACGGTCGATCTTGCGATAAGCGCCCTCGTAATCGACGGGACCGCTCAAGCTCGTGATCTCTTTGATCTCTCGCAATATTTGAGCGATCTCTCTCCGCCCGTCCCTCAGCCCTCGGGCGATCAGGTTTGACCATTCTTGTACAAATTGAGACTCGACCGTTTTCTCGAGACGGGTTACGAGCATAATACGACCCCAGTCTCGGCGCTCTCGCTTTGGTCTTGATCCGTTATCGTTTGTCATAATCTTGCTCTCCCTTTTGTGAGCGGAGACGGGAGAGGGAGAGGGAGAGTTAACTCCGATCTCCCGCCTCCCGGCTCGGCTATAAATTCCCTTACGTTATTATGCGCCGTAAGGGTCCAGTTGAATCCATAATATCGCGGCGACGTCATTCGTATTCGTAGGAGCCATATCGGTAGAGCTCGCATAAGAGATACCGATCGCCTCGTCGGCCGAGAATGTCAATACGCCCGGGCGGATCGTCGCATAAGACTCCTGAGACTGCCCGGAGGTCGACCCGATTGTCGGATTCGGATATCCGGTTTGCGTAAATTCGGTCCCGTCTTTATGGGCTCGAAAAGCGATCGTCCCGGCGGTTACGGCGGCGGATAGTTGTACGGAGATCCCGACGACCGACCCGCTCGCTGGCATGGTTGCGAGCGTGTTAACGTAAGTCGCATCGGACAAAGTAAGATCGGTTACGGTCTGATTTGTGACCGCGTTGGCGACGCCATAAACGAGGGCGACGACCGACCCATGTTTTTCTGAGTTTAAGTAATCTTGACCCATGATTTTTTGACTCCTTGTGATCTTATTACCTGGCGCCCAGGTCCGAGCGCTCGGTTAATTGATTCGGATTGCTTAATAAGTGATCCCGTGTATCCCGGAGCAATGCAGCGAGGCGCGGCTTGCGCCGTCGTCTCGAGCGGCGATCCCGATCCGGAATGAGGCGACCATGTAATAAACTCGCTTTTTAATATCGCGATCGACCTCGATCATGATATTACGACGGAAACCGGGCATCCACATATCGCGGTTTACAAAGGCGATTTGTCCCTCGTCGTTACTCGCAGCGGTCGCGACGACGAAACCGTCGTCTCCGGCGAGCGGCATTGAGGCGGATACCACGATCGGGATCCCGTCGATCTTTGCGAGCTCTCCGGCAAGTATGACCGCGTTGGGACCGTATTTGTCGACGGTCCGGACGTTGGTCAAGCTCAAGAGAGAGACGAGATAGGTTTTAACGTTGGTAATCGCAGCGACCCGAGCCGGATCGACGGCGTATTTTCCCATACGGGCGATCCCGGCGCGCCATTCGGCGTCATCGAGCGTTGAGTTTACGTCGGTCGATTGTCCGGTCTGATCGACGAGATAATAGTGGCGGATCCCGTCTTTACCGGCGGTCAAGTAATATGAGTCAGTTGGCGGAGCGGCGTCGTTGAGATTGATATTACCGGTCGCAGCGGCGGTCGCGTCGGCGTTGAGACAAAAACCGTCGGCATATTCCGCGCCGGAGCGAGCGAGCTCAGATCGTACGCTAGGCATCATCGCGACGATCGAGTCCTCGTCGAGGTTGTAAGACCAGTCGACCTCGGCGATAAGCTCGGTCGAGGTCATCGTCGGTTTATAGGTCGTGATATCTTGCGCGCTGGGAGCCTCGCCCTCGACCGCTTTTCGCCATGTTACGGTCGACCAAGCGGGGATATCCCAGGGATCGGACGGCATTTGAACCGCGCCGCCCAGCGCCGGGATTACTTTGGATTGTAAGAAAAAGTCCTCCCAAAGCGAGTCGGCGAGCATCGTCGGCACAAACTCGTCGCCCGCGCTCGAGGTCGTCGAGCCCATCAGTTTAACGACGGTCTCTTGTAGCTCTTTAGAGGGCGGCTTGACATTTTGACGAGCGCTCGCGTCGCTCTTTGCGTACGCTTGAGAGAGAAAGTAATTTGCAAAAATTACATCGCTCGCCTTGCATCCGGCAAACTTACCGGTCGCGATAATATCGTCGTGCTGCTCAGTCGTGCCGAATAAGGTCCCTTTTCTTACGGGAGTATTCAGCGCGTCGAGTTTTTTCGAGATCTCTCCGAGATCGGCGGATAAGCGATCGATATCGAGCGTCGCTTTATCGTCGCGCTCTTTTACGACTGAGATTAGCTCGCTAAACTCTTGTAATGTTTTATCGAGTGTTACTTGATCGGTCATGATATTGACTCCTTTATAATTTTATTTAATTCGTTAAAAAATTCGGCGACCCGGACGCGCTCGCTCTCGTCGTTTGTTGGGTTATCGTTGATCGGCTCATCGTCGACCGGGTTGTCTTTGTGGTTGTCGGTAGATTCGCCTTGTACGGCGAGCGTACCGTCAATCTCTCTTATTTTACTAGCATCCTCGATATCTTGATCGGATTCGTCGATATCGTCGCTTAAATCGGCGTTTTTTGCGATTGTAGAGCTCTCTGTTAAATTTAACTCGTCGTCGTCGACGATTAATCCCTTATACGCCAGGCGGAGCGCCTCTTGATTAGCTGGGATCGGTACGAGCGACCATTCGAGCAATTCCCAGGATTTGTAATCGTAACCGCCGGTCTCATTCTCGACGTATTCGAGCGGTCGAAAACCGATCGAGGCGGTCTTGACGTATCCCTGAGACCATAAGAGCGAGATTACGTTCATCGGGTCGGATTCGTTGGCGGGATCTCGGAGCTCAAAGTCGACCGTAATCGAGGCGCTCGAGCGCTCGATCCCGAGGGTCCGACCGATCGTCGCCCAGGGATCGCGGTAATTATGACCCCATTGTACGACCGGGTTTTTTAAATAACTATCGAGGACCGCGCCGCTCGGGAATACTCGATCTTTGTCCCGGTCGATCGCGTCGGTATTAATCCGGATCCGCCCGCCGTTTTCTCTTTCCTCGATGATCTTAAAATTTGCAATAAATTTCTCAGTCATAATAATTTGACTCCTTTAAAATTCTACCTCGGCGATTTGTGTACAAAGACAGTTGATTACATTACCGGCGGATCCCTGAGGATCGCCCGGGTATCGTAAGAGCTCTCCGCCGACGTCGTACGATTCGTTAATCCGGACCGTTTGACCGTGAGCGTTGATATGCGCGTCTCGTGATCGGCTAGAGAGCGCCGATATCCAGGTCTTACCGGTTACGATCTCGCTTTGATCCCATGCAGCGACGTCGCCCGCGTTGCTCGTCGCGGTGAGCGTTGTCCGGGCGATCCGCTCGGTTTGATACTCCGACTTTTTGTCGCCGTAAAATTGCGATAAGCGCTCCATGATCGCCGGGATACTCTCGCCCTCGCGCTCGGCGCTCTCGAATAATTCGGTAAGCTCTAAAAAGGTCGTGTTCTGAGTCTTGCGAGCGTGTTCCTCGAGGATCTCTCGAATAGTGGCCAGGACCTCGGGCCGACCTTCAAAGTCGGCGAGATCGGCTCCCAAAGCATTGAGCGCGTCGATCTCGTCGTTTGCGACCGCAAATAATGTTACCGTTACGATATTCTCAAAGCGATCGATAAACTCGAGACGCCATTTATTTTGATCGAATATCGACGAGAGCGGCGGGAGCGGGACCGTCGGCTCTTTATAGCGCCCGCGCCCGAGCTCTTTACTCTCTCTCAGATTGCGCGAGATCTCGTTTTGTTGATCTTGCAAGTATTTTTTGAGCTCTCTTTTCATCTCAGCGACAAAGCGGTCGATCCGGATCGCTTTACGCTTGACAATAACCTCATGCTGCTTTGATCCGTATTCCGGCGCGCCTTTGGTCTTGAGCGCCCGGGTCGACTCTCTTTGGTCCGAGCGCGGGTCGTCGAGCGTCTCGCCGGTCTCGATCGCCTCGACTGGTACAAGCGAAAACGGGAGATATCCGACGTCGCCGCCCGGGATCTCATCGAGACCCAGCCGGAGAAAAGCGCTCGCCATATTGACCGGGACCCCTCGGCTCGCTAAGATATTGAGCATCTCGATCTTTCCGGAGACGTCCTCTTGTAAGACCGCGACGGTCGAGAGGTCGGTCATACACTTTTGATTATTTGTGATGATCCCATTTCGGCGACCGTATCGGGTCAAGACGTCGTCTCTGAATCGGATGATTGGATCGAGGGTTAATTCCCAAAGAGCCCGCACGTCGCCGTCGAGCTTTGTCGCCGTATCATAAGACTCCGCGCCCCAGCCCATAATCCCATCGGGTACGCCGTATATCGCGCCGATCTCGTCTCGAGAGACTTTCTTTTGCTCGAGCCATCCGAGATCAACGAGCGAAAAGTTAAACTCTTTAATGTCGGTTACGCCGCTCTCGAGGATGATCGGCTCAAAACGTCTCCCGGCTCCGTGTTCCTGCATGAGTTGAGCTTTGTACTCGGCGCGCTCGTCGGCGGTCAATCCCTCGGGAGCCATCAAAGCATAATCGGGTCGAGCGCCGCCCTCGTAAAAGTCGAGCGGATATCTTGACGAGTAGATATCGAGCTTGACGCCCAGTCGGGCGGCGGTAAGCGGCGCGATCCCTCGCCAAATATTGAGCGGATTGTAAAATTTAAAATGGATAAACTCGTCGGGCTCGAGCTTGTAATCGTCGCCGTCTCCGGGTTTGATCCGGTAAAATGCGACCTTACGATATCGGGACCCAGCGACGCCGCTCTCCGGTCGGACGTCAAACTCGCTCGGAGCGGTCGCCCAGATCTCGAGCGGATTATTACGGATCGCGCCGCGTGAGATCTCGAGACCATGCTCGCCGCCGAGCGCCATATCGACCGCCCAGGTCGACCAAAGGTCTGAGGCGCTCATCTCCGGATTCGGGTTTGCGAGTAGTGTCTCGTACGGATGATCGGAGAGCGTCTCGCTCTCGTCGCCGTTTTCCTCGACGATCTTGATCGGTTTATTGGCGATATTATCTTTCCAGATCCGGACCGCTTTTTGTACCCAAATATTCGAGATGAAATATCCCGAGTTTTGGATGTATTCGCCGCCGTCGGGCTTCGATCCGCCTGCCTCGATCCTCAAGATCGGCTCTCGATATTGTAGCTCCGGGTGTAAATCAAATAAAGCGCTTTTAATTCGGTTTAATATTCCCATGGTCGCATCGCTTTTTTTTATGGTAATTCGCTCTCCCAGTCGTTTTGATTAGCGCTCAAATAAGAGACGGTCGCGAGCCTCGAGCTCTCCCAGTCGGAATTAACTCCGGCAAATAATAACATTCGGAGACGAGCGCTCGCCGCCGGTCTCGAGAATGTTACGGCCGGACCGTAGGGAGATTGTACCGTCGTCGTCGTGATCGTCGCCGGATCGACGCCGAAAACCTGAGCGAGTTTATTTGTCACAAAGTCGACCGAGAGCCAATCCTCTTTAAAAACCGCCTCAAAGATTACCGCTTTATTGTCGAGGCGTTTCCGAGTTTGTAATCTAAAATTCGGGAATGGCGAGTTTTCGGCTTGACCGAATGTTTTAAACCAGTCGATGAGCGTCTCTCTTTGCTCGACCGTTAGATCGAGATCCTCGATCCCTAGATAGCCATGCCAATTTGCCATCACGCCACCCCCGAAGCATTGTAGATGTCGAGTATTTGTACGGCAGTCAGCGCCTTTGTCCAGATTGCGGCGTGGGCGAGGTAGCCGTTCCAGTTATTCGTTGGCGTTGTGTCTGTTGCGCCAACAATCGTCTCAGTCGCCGATAGTGCCCCCGCCCACGTTCCGAGTCCCGTCATCGTGGCTCCTTCTTGCACACCATTGTAATAGCATATAGCTTTATCTCCGGCTTTATTCCATGTAATACATAAATTAATCCATCCAGTTGCGGATACACTAGTTTTTAAAGTTTGTAATAAAGTGCCTCCGGCTTTATATTGATACGTCAATTGATTATTTGAATTCCATTTGGAAATAAGCACCTGATTATTTACATCTACTTTTATCTTTAGCAATACGCCATATTTTCCATCCGTCCAAACTCCCGCCCCTGACACCTTCGCAAATATCATCGCCGTCCCAGCCGCCCCGCTGAAAGCCGTCGCCAGACTCGCAGAATAAATATTCGTGAAGTCATTCACCCCATCGTACAGCGGGCACACGAACGGGCTGACCGACTGACCCAGCGTCACGCCGGTATACGCGCCGTCCCTGGCGGCTGTGCCCTCCGCATTATCAGCCGCGGGGTATGCCCCCCAATCGCCGTTACTGATCGTGCCGTCGTTGTTGTTGGCGGACAGGTCGCCTGCTACCGTGCCGTATCCTTCGTTCATGGGCCAAAGGCCAACGGTGTTCGCGTCAACGGTCGGGATGGTGGTGCGGGCGGGTGGGGTGAAACTTCCTCCACCGGCTGTATATCTGATATTATTACTAATTCTTACCCACCCCATATTACCGTCATACGCTCTCGCTAATACTGAATCAGCTCCAATAACTAAATCTGAGGCCGCGTCCGTAACAATCGCATCCCCCCTGTCTGTGCCGCCTCCGGAAGATTGCTGAACGCCATTTATCCATATAATAGGGCGTGCGTATGATGCGTCATCCCAACACATAGCAACATGCTGCCATGTGTCTAAACTTAATTCAGCGTTTGTTCCGTAGGTGTATCCATCAGTAGTTGCACATCTTACAACAGCTGCCAGTCTATTTGTTGCAATAGTGTAAAAATACCACCCTCCAGGTGTTGCCGTTGTCTTTGCTGCAATTCGTCCCTGCGATGCGCCACCCATGCTTTCAGGCTTAATCCATGCCTCAACCGTAAATGCTGCATCATGTAAGTCATCCAGACTGGCCCCGCTCCCGCAGTTGACAACCGTCGTCGACCCGTTGAACGTCAAATACTCCTGGCTTGCCGGTATCTCGGACTGCGGCCAGTATGCAATCGGGCCGGTGCCCAGGATGGTATCAGATAGACCGCCCGAGAATCCATGACCGGTCAAAGGGTGATATCTTTGCGCTCCCCAGTTGAGTCTATACATCGTTAGAATCCAAATTGATATTGAACGTCGGCGGTCGCGGCGGCCTCGATGATCTTGATCGTCGTTTTTTGCGATAGCGGGATAATGATCGGATCCCGGTCTTTGACGAGCTTAAATCCCTTTGAGGTCGTCGGATCGGTCCCGTCGAGCGTGAATCGGATGTCTTGATCGGTCGTTTGGATCATGAGCTTTGTCGCTCCCGCCGGGATCGTGACCGTCGCCGCGCTCGAGAAGTCGGTCCCGTCATTATGCGCGCCCAGCGGTCGAAACTGAAACGGTCTTTCATTCTGAAAATCATTTGACTCATTTGCCATGATTACACCTCGAAATTATACATTTTCTTTGTTAGTATGCTCGTACCATCCGATATAAAAGTTTACATATCCGGCGGCGTTTGCGATCGCTCTCATGCAATATATTGTATTTTGTTTTAAGATGATCTCCCGGTCTCTTGAGACGACTCCGCCGTTTCTCCCCGCTCCAATAATACCATGAGCGAGCTCGGTCGCAGCGGCGACGGCGGTATCGAGATTCGCATTTTCGAGACTGGTATTGGCGATCGAGGCGATCGTCGCCCCGGCGGCATTGCTCGAGTTGCGATTATTGTTGATCGGCGTAATCGCCGTCCCGGCGGTCTCGATCTTCGCACCCTCGTATATATACCATTCTGTTTCAGCCTCGCAATTTAACTCAAAAGTAAAATGATCCCATCGGGTCGTATTCTGAGTCGTCCATTGCACGTCAAAGACATTATTAATCGCAATATCGGCGACGTCCTCAATAAAAAAATGAGATCCGCCGTGAATCTCGGCGTGTTCGTATTCCAGGATCTTGATCGCGTACGAGACCCGATCGATCGCGGCGTTAAAGATATCGAGCAAAGTCAAGCGGAGACCGTCGAAGATCGTCGCCATTATTTTTTGATCCTCATCCAGCACCAATCCCTAAGAGCATCACAGGCGTGATTATTCTCGTCGAGCGGCTTTTCGGAGTCTCTCTTGCTCGACCCAGCCGGGTATTGATAACCGCCGGAGATCTCGTCGATCAGATTCTTACATCGTTTATGAATCTTGAGCGCCCGGTAATCGTTGGCATCCTTGACTAAAATCCGGACCGGCTCGAGCGCCTCGACGACCGAGGGGATCCCCTTTGTGCGTACCGGGATATTTGCTCGCCGAAAATGTCGGTGTAAGACCTTTGCCTCGGGCGATCCGACCGCGATCTCGGGTAATCGTGCCGGGATCCGGCGGAGCGCGTCTCGCTCGTCGGCGGAGAGTTTGTCTCGCTCGGCTCCCTCGAGCTCGTCGAGCTTTGAGCCAAAGTAAGCGATACACTTGTCGACCGTCTCCGAGATACAAGTCTCTTGCAAATGTCGAGAGTGATAAATCTCATCGAATACGATTACCCGGGTCGGCGTATTCCAGATAAATAGGATCGCTCTCGGGTCGATATAACCCTCATCAAAGGCGACCTCGAGGGAGCCCTCGAGGTCGGTAAAATCCGGATCCTCGCTCGTGAGATTGCCGTCCTCACTTGCCAAAAAGTCGGAGTATACAATTCCCTCAGCTTGTACCCATAATCCCCGGAGTAATCGATCGGCGGTTGTACCGGATAAGCTCGAGCGTAATCGCTCGATATAGTCTCGACCAAAGTCGGTAAACTCGCCGCTCTCGAGATCCCATAAGAGCGGATTATCCCGATGGTAAGTCTCCCATAATTTGAGCCCATCCTCGATCGATCGTTTATAAATCCAGTGAGTCGGACCCTGAGGGTTACAGTCTCCGATGATTTGTAATTCTCCGGATGGTAACGACTGAGACGAGAGCCGGGTAATAAGATACTCCCAATCCGTAGCGTTGATCTCCTCGGCTTGAGATACGACGATCAGGTCGTAATCGGTCCCGAGGATCTTACCAGGTTTGTCGAGACCGCCGACGACGATCGAGGAGCCGTTGTCGAGCTCATAGGAATGTCGATAAGAGCGGCTCGGGCCATCGATAACGAGCGGATGATTAACCCCGAGGACGTCTCGCTCAAAAGTGACAAGAGTCGTCTCGGTGAGGTCGGTCCGAGCTTTGCGTAAAATGAGCGCCCGTAATCCAGGATATTCGAGCGCCTTTGTATAAATTTTATGTAAGACCGCCCGGGTCTTACCGGTCCGGGTCGGACCGGTCAAGATGATCTCGGGATCGGTCGCCGTTTGTATTCGCTCGTTGTTGCCTCTAAACTCGACGGTCGGGACCTTGTCGAATTGCTCCGAGGCCCGAAAGATAAAGCGAGAGGTATTGATCGGCGCGATCGGGATCGTAAAGGTCATTCGTTCGCTCTCCCGTACGCCTCGAGGATCCGGATCGTCTTATCGGTCATAACGCCATGTAAGACGGCGAGATCGGCCGCGTTTTGATCCTTGAGCCAATCATGAGAGCCAAAAAAACGCGCTTGGCTCTTGAGCGTCTCGAGGTTGGTCCTCAAATAATCGAGTAAAAGCTCGGAGACGTCCGGTCGCTCGATTTGATCGACGACCTTGTCTTTATTCCAGCGAGAGACGGTCGAGCGCGGGATCTTGTACTCGCGAGCGACCGACGAGATCGATTGTCCCTCGAGTAATGCAGCGAGGACCGCCGCTTGAGTCTCGGGAGAGTGAGATCGTCCGGTCATAACGAGACCTCTCTCGCTTTGTCGGCTCGAATAAAGCGACCTTTGTAAGGTCCATCGGTAACGATCCGGTAAAATTGACCGCCGCCGCTCGCGATCGTTGTCGGGCCGTCGTCATCGCGAGCGTGTAAGATCAGCGAGCGAGCGCAATCCCAGATTTGACCGACGACGAACGCGTCGAGGTCGGTCCGTACTTCCATGATCGGTTTACCTTTGTCGTCGGTCGAGCGGTAGTAATGCGGTCGATGTGCCTCGGTGATCTCGACCCTGATCGTATTCGGGAGATCCGGATCGATCGGATCGGAGCGCTCGAGCGCCGAGACCCTTTGATCGAGCGCGGCGATATCGCTATCGTGTTTTATACTGAGCTCGTTTACTTTTATCTCGAGCGCCTCGACTCGCTTGACGAGATCCGGCGGCTCGACCGGCGGCGTCTCGGGCTCGAGCTTGTAAACGGCGACAAAGTCGCTCTCGGTCCCTGAGAATAAGTCGAGATCGATCGACGAGCTCTCCGCTCCGAAATAAGCGCCCATCCCGTTACCGTCGGCGGAATATTGCCATCCCTCAAAGTCGGAGCCCCGGAGATCCCAGTCGAGCGGATAATATCGATTGTCAGACCAGGGAGACGACAAAGCGAGATTGTATCGGGCTGCATTGAGCCGGATCCCGTTATTACGCCAATAACCCGAGCGAGCTACCGACGAGTTAAACCATGATAAACGCGTATAAACCTCGACGACTTTATCGGGTAGGATCGACTTATACGTATCGACCCAGCGGATCAAATAATCGAGCATCCCTTGAGGACCGAGAGGGCCGGAGCGCTCGGCGTCGACCCAGGTCGAGAGCGTCCCGACGTCGCGTGTCAAGCTCGCACAGTGGCGAGCGGCGTCCTCGGGCGAGAGCGCGGTTTGATTCGGGTCGATAAAATGATAAAAACCAAAGTCGACGCCGTCGTCGAGCGCGTCGGTAACGTGCTGCTCAAAGAATGAATCGACCCAGGTCCCTTGATCCGACTTTATCCAAAATCCCCTGGCTCCGTTGTCTCGAGCTTGAGCGAAATTAACGCGCCCGTTCCATTTTGAGACGTCGAGCAATAAGAGCGACGACCCGACGACCGGCGGAAACGGTACGATCGGAGCGATCGCAAAAAACGACGAGACCGAGTATCCGAAACGATACCGGACCGGCGTCTCGTCGATAAAAGCGCCGAGCCCATCCTCGGCGCGATAGTTGATTAGTTTACCCATTTTTTAACGGTCCCGTGTCTCCCTTTTCGAGTTTATCGATCCGCTCGAGCGCGTCCTTGTATTCGCCCTCGAGGCATCGGATTCGCTCTCTGAGTTTGATATTTTGCTCTCTGACATCGGAGAGCTCGTTTTCGAGCGTCCGAATCTTTTCGATGTATATCATCTCAGTCTTCGATTTTTGGTCGAGATCCACTTGGAGCGTATCGTTACGGCGCTCAAGCGCGCCGACCCGATTCTCGAGCGCCTCGATGAGCTTGATCGCGTGATTATAATTCTCCGTGTCGCGGTCGATCTCGAGACGTTGAGCGACGGCGATCGCCTCGGCGCGTTTTGACAAAGCGCCCGAGACCGCCTCGAGTCCCTTCCATATCCCGCCGCCTACGAGCGCCGATGAGACGATTACCCAGATATGACTCAAGATCGAGTTTAATAAATCCATTGATCGATTATTCGGTCGATCGTGATCCGGAGAGCGCCCCAAGTAATTTATAGCCTCCCGACGGTCCGATCGTACCGACGACGACAAAGAGAGCGACTCCAATCCACTGAGAGAGCTCAAGATGATACGCAGCGTCGGCGACAAACGCCCAGGCGACGAGCGCGCTCAAAGTAAAACCGACGATCAAAGACAAGATCCCGGCTTTTTTGTCCGAGATCTTTAAATATTCCTTGACGTATTGAATTACCAGACTCGCTATCCCCGAGAGCGTTAAGACCAAAGCGCCCAGCGTTTTGATCGTCTCAAGTATGACATTATCCATATTCGACTCCTTTGATATCGTGAGCTCTCCCTCTTGTACGATCTTAGCAGTAAAACAAGCGTGAGTCAATAAAAAAGAGACGACCCGGAGATCGTCTCGATATCTTGTCACCTTACAATTTTGTTAGGTTTATCTCGGCGGAGCGACCCAGAGAGCGCCGACGACCCGAATAAAACGATGTCTCCCGTCGTCGTCGATCTTGATCTTGTTATCGTCGGCGAGAGTCTCGAGGTAGTCTCGCACCTCTCGGATCGACTGTATCCCGATTACGCCGTCGACGATCTCCCGGTATCCTGGCGAGGTGCCATCATAAACGATCTTGTATCCGCAAATAAAATTATACACTCGATCGAGGACGGTCGGGTCGATCCCCTCTCGTATACTGGGATTACTGATTGGCGATTGATAAATCTCTCTCGTTTCACTCATGATCTTGATCTCCCTTTTGATTGTAATAAATTTTGATTTTAATAAGCGGTAATTGACTCCAATATTTTTGGATTGACATCTCTCCGACTTTGGCGTCGTCAATCAGTAAAGAATCGACGACCGCTTTTAATATGTTATCGGCGTCCGGTTTTTGTCGATGGTAATTCCATAAGAGACTCTCGCTCTTTTTATTTGACCATGATCGCGGCATTTGTATAAACGCCTCGACCTCGATCCGATATACGTCGAGATCGTCTCGATATCCTTGCTCTCTTGCTCTCAAGATGAGCTCATCCTTAAACGCCCGGTAACGAGCGACCGCCGGTCTCGCTTGCCATTTGTCGCGCTGGGTCATTCTCGGTTTACCGATCGGGTCGAGATTATCGATTACGATCTCGATCGTTTTCTCACAATCCATAAAACCGCCTCGCCCGGTCGATCGCCCGGTTTACCTTGCCGATCGGGATCTCGTACGCGCTCGAGATACGATCAGCGAGGTGCGCTTTGTCGATCGCGTCAAATTGGCTCCTGGTAGAGATCTCGTCGGCGATCTCTTTATGCCAATCGATACGGCGACCATGAGAGCGGATTACTTGTACTCTCGAATCTCTTTTTTTAACGTCCGGATCGTTCATAATTCGCTCTCGCTTTGACCCCAGTCTCGAAATGATCCCGGGAGAGGACCGACGATCGGGTCGTCGTCTCCGCCGTTATTACCCGACGAAATAACGATATGATACGCGTTAAGGTCTCCAGGGTCGACCATCTCGCGCTTGATCTCGTCGCCCCTGCGAGAGATGCGATATTCCCAGGCGCAAACTTGACATTTTAAAATCGACCAATCATCCGACTCTTTTATCATGATTATTTTGTGTTCCATCTTTCGTCCTCCTCTCCAGCAGTCCAGCCAGCACGAACGCCAGCGCAGCCAGCAGCAGCGCCGCAAAGTACGAGTGCAATACGTTGTTGATGGATGCTATGATGAGTTCAGTTATCATAATCTTATCTCCGCTCACTTGGCATAATGAATTGCAAACCAAGAAAATCGAAAAAGTTGCGTTCTTCTGGCATCAAAATCATTTCACCGCCCCACCAAACAGCTCCGTTTTTTACATGGCAATCCGATGGGAGTAAACCGCCCTTTCTCCTGGGTGTCGCGATTTTCTTACTAAACTCTGCCGGGCCAGTTCGTATCATGTAAATAACGCCCCATTGTGCAGGCGGTAGCACCATGAATAAATCTAGCATGATCCCCTCATACAATCTGATCTTCTTGTATCGTTCCCCGCCTACAAAGACAGACCACTCTCCGCACCTATTGTTGAGATACTCGAGCAATAGATTGTGTGGGATTGTGGCATCTCCAAATAAATCGTTTTCGTATTCGATTCTAGGTATCGCAACAATCTCGATATCCTTGACTTCTGGCTTTCTCCTGCGGATACTTCCGGCTATTTTTATACGTTCACAGTATGGGCTGAATTCGCCCGTTAGTTTCTCTGCAATACATCTCGCTTTTTCTATCTTCACCTCGTCCTCCTGTCCAGCAGTCCAGCCAGCACGAACGCCAGCGCAGCCAGCAGGAATACGGCCAGCCAGGCATCAGCCGCGGCGTTCAGTAATTCGTTGATTAGTGTCGTGGCTGCTCCTCCTGAATATATTTTGCGGCAATGCCAGCAATCTTATCTAGTTTATATTGCCGCCATTCATCGAGCGTCATGTTATACGACATTGGTGCAATTCCCGTTCGTGCCAAGTCTCGAATATCACGAAGCGCCTCACGTAATTCTTTAACCTCCAAAATCCTGATCATCAATGCCTTATTAACCATTCCTAATTCGTCATTCACTCCGCACCTCCAGTCCCGTTATTCTTGCGACGACCGAACGGATCGCTGCCTCTCTCGTCGCACCATAAGCGACCCACCATCCGCCCGATGACCGTTAAATCTCGTCTCGGTCCTCTCCCTCTCCGTTCTGGCAATATGCCGAGCCAAAGATCATTAACATTACCGCCACTTGAGCGAGGCATATTACCGTTAACGCGATCGTGTATACTGCGAGGATTGTATCGCCGTCGATCATGATATAGGTCCATAATTTAGATTATTACGAGACTCGATAATCTTTAATAATATCGGCTCATTTGTGACTTTACAAAATCCAAAGTAATTGTAGTCATCGATCGGATTGATTTTGAATACATAGAATTTAACGTCTTTGTGATCTTGACCACATCTAGCACATTTTTTTATTTGCACGTTAATTTGTGTTGTGTTATCGATCATCTCGGTCACACTTTACTCGACTCATCGATCGCTCTCTCCGCCGTCGACCCGGCGACGATGATCGCCTTGATCGCGAGCGCCGCTCCGATGATCGCTGAGACGACGACCGCTCCGACGATAAGCATTGATAATATACTCATGATCTTGATCTCCCTTTATTCTTTAATTGCTCGATTGGTCTTAACATACCAGACCGCCAGATCGACTCGATTGCGTAATCCTAATTTTTTATATATGTTTTGTGTTCTGATTCTTATCGTGCCATAAGCGGCTCCCGTACTCTCGGCGATCTCTTGATTTGTATAACCCAGTCTTACAAGTCGAGCGGTCGCGTGTTGTTTATCGGTGAGGTTCATTACTCGCCCCGGTCCATTGCCTCGGATCGAAATTGAGCTTTTAGCTGTTTAAAATCCGCCGGTCGAAAATCCTCCGGCGGTCTCGAGTATTCCATCTTTAGCGAGATCCCCAGCCCGTCACAGTCGGGACACTGTATCGAGTAATGCTGCCCGACCCACCATCCGACGCCGTCCTCGTATTTGTTACAATCCGAGCGGCTCGAGCTCGGAGACTGAAACGGTCCCTTTGTCGCCAGGAATAAAGTAATCGATCCGACTCCGCCGCAATTCTTACACTCATTCGGATTGACCGGATCGAGCGCCGAGATAAACGACTTTTTAACGTTGTAACCTTTGGCAAGCTCTAATAATTTTTTTGGAAAATGTCGACTCATTTTTTGATCCCTCCGAGATCTCTTATAATTTTATCGTAAGGGTCGAGCTCTTGTATCTCCCCACCTTGTAACGCAGCGAGCGCCCAGTCAATAAAACCGTAATTTGTCGGGCTGTAATTCCCGTTTCCATTTTTGCGCGGCGTCGAGACCCAGTCTTGACGAGCTCGCTTGATCGCCTCTCTCGTTGGCTCGAGACCATACGCCGAGATCATATCCTCGACCGTCCCGAAATGCTCGAGCGCTCTCGTCGTCAAAACGCCGCAAATTGACTCGAGTAATCGCCGAGCGTCTCGCTCTTGGATTGATTCTTGAGCAAAAGTCGGAGAAGTCGCCGCGCTTTTAACTTCTTCTTCTTCCTCTGATTCTGTTTCTTCTTCTTCCTCTGTGTAACGATTCGTTACATTTGCGTTATCAAGACCGTTATATATCCGTTTCTTTTGGGCTTTACGATGTCTCGAGACGCGCTCGGCGACCGTTTGGGGACCTTGTCTCTTTGTGTAGTTTGTGACAATCCAGTGACGATCGAGCGGATCGCTTGAGATATAGTCGAGTAATCCGACCCGGGCGAGTTGCTCAAACTCAGCCCGGAGCGACTCCTCGTCAAGTCTCAGTCTCCAAGCGATATCGGAGATCGAGGGTATCCGCCCGTCGTCGTCAATCTCTTTTGCCAGTAAGATACACTCGACAAAGCGTCTCCAAAGATTATCAGACAATCGCCCGACTTTTGAGTCGTCGAGTATCTCTATCCATAGTTTAGCCCAGTAATTACTCGCCATAATACCGCCTTAAATAAAATGATCGCCTTGTAACCGAGACTCACCCTGAGAGAGAGGTAAGCGACAAAAGTCGAGACGGGTAAAGTCTCGGGTACAAAGCGACCAATTAAAAAAACTATTCGATTGTATACTTTTGTCGACCTCTCATCTCTCGGTATCATAATAATCTCATTCGACCTCGGAGTCAAGCTCTCTCGGCTCGAGCATACAATCGACCGAGACTCTCTTACCGTGAGCGGTTACGGCGACGAACGTCGTCCTCTCATGATCGAGATTGTATAATCCGAGCTCTCGCCAGATCGCCCGGGAGATCGCTCGGCAAGAGCCCGATCCCTGATACCAAAACGAATCGAAATAAGCGCCGTCAATCTTAACGATTATCTTGCAGCGCATTTTTGTTAATCCTTTTGTGTTCAGCATTATGGCATTTTACACAAAGCGGTATCACAAGATTCGGACGATCATAATACGGGTGATGATAATGCCTCGCCGGTTTGCGACAATTCCAACATGAGAGCGATTTTACCGGCGGGATCTCGCCTCTCATAACCGACTTATATATCTCGCTTTGTGATGATCTTTTACTGGGATTATTGCGAGTATATATTTTTGTCGCTCGATTATGGATCCTCATTACGTCGCCGTTAACGAGAGATATTTTCATCGGTCGCGCTCGATAAACTGTCTATTGTACTCATTCTCAGGATCGACGATCGCGGCGACTTTGACGGCGAGCTCGTAATCGAGCCATCCGATACCCAGGACCCAGCGACCCGACTCAAAGTCAAAGCGTATTTGACCGATCGAGACGCCCGGTCGGTCGACGTTACCGCTCATGATACGAGAGCGAATTTTAAAGAGCGCGTTAACCTGATCGTCGGTTAAATTGACGACGACGGTATCTTTTACTTTTGTCGTTTCCGATATCTCCATTATTTGACTCCTTGTAATAATGCTGCCAAGCGAGCGAGATACTCATCGCTCGCTCGGTATTCCCCGCTCGCCTTACGGGCGGTTAAGATCGTAATCGCGGCGCTCTCCGGATCGTCGGCGTTGATTACGATTCGATTACGATCGTCGGACCGGATGAGCAATAATCGCCGATGCTCTCGATTGACGATCGGGTCTCCCCTGATATAGCGCGAGAGATTAGCGAATCCGATCCGGTTATCAAATAAGATCCGGTCAATCTCTCGCAGCGCCAAAGCGGTAAAGAGCGATTCTCCGGCGTTTAAATCGGCAAGATATAATCTTATATCCGATTCGTCGTAAAATCGCTCTAATCGCCTTGTACGCTCGTCGTACAAGTATTCTCGAGATCGGTCGTCGCTCATAACTCGACGTAAGTCTCGATCTCGACGACTTTCGGGTAAACTCGCCCATCGCGACCGAGCTCGATCATAAAGACTCGATCGGTCTTACCTTGTACGATGATCTTACCAGTCGAGGCGGCGGTCCCATTAAAATAAACCGACTCGAGATCTTGACCGGCGCTCATGAGCTCCGCATCGATCTCGTCAAACTCGCGCTTTACTCGTTCGTATCTCGCGAGCTCGCCCAGATATCTTTTTACTGCCTCGATGAGTTGCTCTCTCGATGATAATTCTCTCTCATTATCCATTTTCTGATCTCCCTTTTAGGTCGTCTAATTTTTTTATGATCTGTTGAGTATATTCCAGTAATTCTCGAGCCTCTCGGAGTTTGTCGTCGATCGTCTCGATCAGGTCGATGAGCGTCTCGATCTCGCTCATTTTATCCTCTTGATCGAGACCGAGGGTCCGGAGGTTTGAGTGTAAAATTCGGAGAGATTATCGATCCCGGCGCTCTTACAAAGAGATCTCCAATCGACCGAGCTTTTTGTATGATCCGGCGTTAATTGACAAATGCGATCCTCGCTTAACATCTCCCGAGCGGCGCTCTCGTAATCGTAAGAGCCTCGACCGTTTGAGTAAGTCGCCCGGACGTCTCCGACCGTTTGTGTTTTACCCAGCGATAAGACGGTCCGAGAGATCATCGCCTCGAGCGCCTCGAGCTCTCGACTGAGCTTTGAGTAGTCGATCATCGCCTCGGCGAGCTCGACCGGCGTTAATAGGATCGGCGGATCGGCGACCGCTTGATCGGTAATCATTTTTATGATCTCATCCATTACAGAATCCTTTGCGGCGGATATAGCGCCGCCGCTCGCTTTTGGGTCCCGATAAGTCGATCGGGTTATCGGTCTCTTGTGGTGACATCGACGAGACCGTTAAAATCCGAGTTGTCGCAGCGAAGCGCCCTCGTCAAACGGGATCGGCTCGGCGTCCGGATCGATCAGATCATCGGGATCGTTCTCGATCATCGTCTCGAGCTCATCCGTAAAAGCGGCGTCGACGGTCGGCTCGTTATCCTCGATCGCCTCGAGCATATTCCGAGATCCGGTATCGAGGACGCCGTCTCGCAGTAATAAGAGCCGGAGCGGAGTCTTGCGAGCCATCGCGTCGAAATTCTCGAGCCACATCGAGCCCGGGTAAAATTTGCCGTTACGCTTGTCGAAAGTCGGCGAGTATTTTTGAGCGTGAGCCATGATATCGGCGATCGGCATATAAAGCGCCGAGCCGTAACCGGAGACCATCTTGAAAGCGGCGAGATATCCGATAATCTCGTCGCTCTTTTTAGCGCCCTCGAGGCGGAGCTCTCCGCTCATCCGGTCCTCGATAATTTCCTCGCCGTCGTAAATCGGAGTATCGTTAATCCATCGATATTGACCGGTCCTGAGTGCTAATTGCTTGATACCTCGCACCATCGGGACAAAAACGGCGGCGTAATACCATTGATTCGATTCTTTATTCTTGCGACGAAACGGTACGATCGCGGCTTGACCGGTCGACGGGTCGACCGATAATCGCAAGATCGCGGCGTTGAGACCGGCGGTAATAACCGAGACGGGCTCGCAATCCCAGATCGCCGGGTTAAGGTTTGCTGCGTTGATAATCGCAGTAATCCAAGCGCCGCCGGTCGGACCGACGGTCTCGATAAAGCGCTCGCGTACGACCTGACTTTTAAGCATAGTCATTAATTTGTTTTCTGGGTCCTGCTTTTGGATTGTTAGTTGATTGGTCATTTTTGACTCCTCTCATAATAGCCGACGGCGTAACCGACGACAAAAATAAAGATTACGACGACAAAAATCCAGATTGGCATAATCGATCTCTCCCTTAAAAAATAATCTCGTCGCCATCCGCCGAGGCGGGCGTGTCCGAGTTGATATGATACGGTCCGACGCCGTTGTCGTTATTGTCGCGACCGTTTTCGAGCTCGTCGATCATCTCGTCGATGATCCCGACCTCGTTGTATAACTGCTGAGGGTCATAACCGACGGCGAGCGCCGCTTTGATTTGGAGACCCATTTTAAAGCGCTCGAGCTTGAGCGCCTCGATCTCCGCCCAGGTATCGCGACCGACGGCGGAGATCTTGCTCTCAAGCTCGCGCAATTGAGCGACTTGTCGCTCTAGCTGCCTTGTACTAATTTGTGATTTGTGACCGTTATACATATTACCTCTCTCTCTCTTGTCTCTAGGTTGACTGTCATTTGTAATTTTATCATATATTATTATATTGTCAAATATATATTTGACATATTATTTATTTACTTGTAAGATAGCAGTATGAGTAAATTAACCGATACACCCACCAAGCGAAAACCGGGTCGACCGCCGACTTTTATTGAGCCGACAAAGGTCGTCTCGGTGATTATGCCGCTCTCGATGGTAAAGCGCCTCGAGAGAGAGGGAGACAATATCAGTAAGACGGTCCGAGAGATCATTAAAGAATACGACTCGATCGTTGATACCTTGTTTAAATTAGAGGTCTCCGATGAGCGACAAAGCGCGCCGTAATCCCCAGTATAACTATGCTGCCCGAGGTCAAGAGATCCGATATCGATCTCCCCAGGCCAAAAAGAGAGCGCCGCTTGATCGTCAAGCTCGGCGCGTGATCTCGACGCTCTTATATTTCG